AGCGTGCGTTTGCTATTGCGCCTACTGCTTCATGCTCATATAAGAGTAAAGATTTAGATGGGTACACATGTACGCCGGAGATAGCACCTTCTATAGCTAGAAGTGTAGATAGAGATAGTGGTACATTTGGTGTACAGCACTACGATTATGGCAACGTAGAAATTGCCAGCGAAGTCGGCTGGGACGCATATAAGCGTGTAGCAGACGGCATCGTGACGATGTTAGATAAAACGGGACTTCTTCACGGCTATAGCTTTAACTCATGGAGTGATGTTATAGAATACGACAATGCGTTCGTGGAAGAGTGGTTAGATTCACCCCAGACCTCCCTTTACTACTCCCTGCAAGTAATGGGTGACGTGCAAGATAAGACCGATGCGTATGCAGCATTAGATCAGAGTGACGTTGACGATTACTTACAGGATATACTCGGAAACGAGCCCGTAACCTGTGATTGTCAAGAATGATGAAGAAAGATCCTTATGAAAAACTACTCGGGAGGAAACGAAAGTGGTCTCCCGTACAAACCACCGCCGGACAATTGAAACATGGAGCCGAAGAAACCATCTACCGTGCTCTCGCAATACGTCATATGGAGTTACCAGTTGGTGCCTTCATTCAGGAGGGTCTTGAAAAAGACGTTCCCGACAGTGCTAGAGCACTATTAGAATCAAACGTAAAGGACGAAGAAAACCATGACCTTGCTCTTGGGTATATTGCTAATTCAATTGGGGTTGACCCTACCGCTCCGAACGGTATCAGCTGATATTTCCAGAGACGAACAAATACACGTGGCCACTAATAGCCTCGTATGTGCTGATATGGGCCTTACTCCTAGTCAATCTCTGGATAAACTTAGGAAGGCCACCATTAACTGGGTATTCCAACCCCTAGGTATAAATACTACCGATAAATATTTGGACAAAAATTTTTGGCTGGATGCAAGCGATCGCTTAATGTATGAAGGGAAAGCCCCACAGTTTTCTGAGACACAGCGAGCCCGTATGCCAGCTTTTTTCGAGCATAGCAATGTCAATCTCCCTAAATACGCTTAAGCTTCACAACGAAAGAGTTGATGAACTGTTTAAGAAAGTGGAGGACAATTTCAAATGGAACCCTGTCCACCCCAAGGAACCAGTAGAATCAATCATGTACCGTGCTGGCCAAGCTAGCGTGGTAGAATATATACGAAACTTACTAGAAGAAGAAAACTAATGTGCGTAGGAAATTTATTTAAGGCACCCAAGCCTCCCGCCCCACCCCCAAGAATGAGACCAGCTCCTCCATTAAAATCTGCTGCACCACCTCCTGAAATGGTAGCACCAGAAGATATAGTGGAAGATGAAGATGAAGAGAAGCTATCAACACGTAAGAAGAAAGCACTTGAAATACAGAAAGTAAAAGAAGGTGTTAAAGTATTCGGAGCGGTTGACCCAAGTACTATGCCACAAGGACCAGAAGGTGGCGTTACAGGACCATAAATTATGTGTACTCCAATTGCAGGGATGCTAGGATCAGGAGGTTTGCTAGAAAATTTAGGTGATCCTCTTGGAACTAGAAAGAGAAGAGAAGATGACCAAAAAGCTAAGTGGGCTAGAGAAGATTCTATTAGAGAAGCAACCTTTGCTCATGAACAAACCATGGCTGATAAACAATATGGAACAGGTAACAGAGGTAAACTAACCGCTGGTTCTTCTAGCTCTGGCACCAGAACAGGAGGCCAAGGCGGTAACAAGACTAGATATTCATCTGGTACAGGTGGTAGTCAATCAAGTAAATACTAAATTATGAAAGCACGTGATCGATACTCTCAACTAACCCGTGGTAGAACACAGTTCCTTCATACCGCAGTTGAGTGTTCAAGATTAACACTGCCCTATCTAGTACAAGAAGATTTAAGTTCACGACCTGAACACCAAAAGTTGCATACACCTTGGCAGTCAGTCGGCGCCAAGTCAGTGGTGAATTTAGCAGCAAAACTTATGCTTGCACTGCTACCACCTCAAACTAGTTTCTTTAAGTTTCAAATTAGAGATGACAAATTAGGTGTTGAGTTTCCAAGAGAAGTAAAAAGTGAATTAGATTTATCCTTCTCCAAGATGGAAAGGATGGTCATGGATTATATCAATGCATCAAGTGATAGAGTAGTAGTACATCAAGCACTGAAACATCTTATTGTATCAGGAAATGCATTAATATTTATGGGTAAAGATGGTCTCAAAAATTATCCCCTAAATCGTTTCGTTATTAATCGTGATGGTAACGGGAACATTTGTGAGATTGTTACTAAGGAACTAATTAGTCGTAAAATTTTAGGTAAAGATCTGCCTGAAATTATTCTACCATCACCAAACCAACCTGGAGATGATGGATACAAGACAGGATCTGACGATCATGACGTTGAGGTATACACCTACGTCCGACTCGATGATAGTGGTAGATGGGTATGGCATCAGGAAGCATTTGATAAAATCTTACCTGGCTCTCGCAGCACGGCTCCGAAGAATGCATCTCCCTGGCTCGTATTAAGATTTAATACAGTTGACGGAGAAGATTACGGAAGGGGTCGAGTAGAAGAATTCCTTGGTGATATACGATCACTCGAAGGACTCTCTCAGGCACTCGTAGAAGGCTCTGCAGCAGCCGCTAAGGTAGTCTTCCTTGTATCACCATCCTCAACTACTAAACCAAAGACTATAGCCGATGCTGGTAACGGTGCAATTGTTCAGGGTAGACCTGACGATGTAGGTGTTATACAGGTTGGTAAAACAGCTGACTTCAGAACAGCAGCTGAACAGATGACACAACTTGAGCGTAGGATTAGTGAAGCTTTCCTAGTGTTACAAGTTAGACAAAGTGAGAGAACTACTGCTGAAGAGGTACGCCTCACGCAGATGGAACTAGAACAACAGTTGGGTGGGCTATTCAGCTTGCTCACAGTTGAGTTCTTAATCCCTTATCTTAATAGAACATTACATATCCTTCAACGTAATAGGGAACTACCTAAGATCCCTAAAGATTTGGTACGTCCAGAGATCGTTGCAGGTGTTAATGCATTAGGTAGAGGACAAGACCAACAAAGTCTAGTACAATTCATACAGACTCTTGCACAAACAATGGGACCAGAGATCATAGGACAGTATCTTGATCCAGCTGAGTATGTAAAACGACTAGCTGCAGCTCAAGGTATAGATGTACTTAACTTAGTTAAGACACCTGAAACTATGGCTCAGGAGAAACAACAACAAATGCAACAGGCACAACAGCAAGCTATAATGCAGCAAGCGGGTCAGTTAGCAAGTGCTCCTATGATGGACCCAAGTAAAAACCCAGCAATGGGTAGATCATTAAACGACGGATACGATCAACAACAAGATGCGAACAACCAAGGCGAGCCGCCCCCAACGGGCGAAGAAGAAGCCCCTCCCGAAGGTTAGTAAACCTGAACCATTAGTATCTGAGAATGATACAGCAAAGCCAACACCTATTCACGCAACAAATACTTTGGTAGGTGCAGACCCTGAGTTTGTAACAACAGTTGGCTTAGGTAATTTAAAAGTAACCACCGCTACTGGTATAAAGAATGACGGAAAAACTGACGTATGACCCCACCCCAGCTGATGCTCCTGAATTCACTGAGGAAGAACAAGCTGCTTTAGAAGTAGCAGATAAACTAGGTCAAGAAGAGAATGATTTAATTCTTGGTAAGTTTAAAGATGCTGATGATTTAGCTAAAGCTTATTCAGAATTAGAAAAGAAACTAGGTTCTAATGATAGTGATGATGAACCAGAAGTTGATACTGAAACAGACGAACCGGAAGAAGAAGAAGCTAGTGCTGGAGTATCATTAATAACAGATGCTTCGAAAGAATACTATGAAAATGATGGAGCATTGACTCCTGAAACTATGGCTAAGTTCGGTGAAATGAGTAGCCAAGAACTTGTACAAGCTTTTATGGATATTCAAAAAGCTAATCCAACTCCAGCTCCAGGAGATGCTCATGATCTTAGTGATGCTGAGATGAATAGTATTTATAATTCAGCAGGTGGAGAAGCAGAGTACGGAAGGCTTACATCTTGGGCAGCAGAAAATCTAGCTGAAGATAAAATGAATGCCTTCAATAGTATTGTAAATAATGGAGAGGCACTAGCAATTCAAATGGCAGTAGCTGGATTAAGATCAGAGTATGAAAATCAAGAAGGATATGAGGGTCGCATGTTGACAGGGAAAGCAGCTAAAACTACAGATGCATTCCGAAGTCAGGCAGAAGTCGTTGCTGCTATGTCCGACCCAAGATATGAAAACGACCCTGCCTATCGTCAGGATGTATACGATAAACTCGAACGCTCAAACGTATCATTTTAATTATGTCTAAAGCTTATGATCCATCGGCACGTAACGATGCCATGGTGGTAAAATTTAAAGTTAATACTGCTGGAGATAGATGGTTTATACCATACAATGATAACGGTACTACAGCTGCACAATTAGCTCAGTGTAGTAAAATTGTAGGCAATACAGCCGATACTTCAGTAGCTGGGGCAGCAATGTAATGACAACTGCT